TTTTATATGACCATCTGCATGATATAAAAAAGCCTCTTTTAATTTATACTTCATTTTAATTAGCTAGATTATAAGTCATATCTAAATTAGTAGGGTCATCAACTTTCATCATTACTTGGTCATCAAATAATAATAATAATCTTATACCTTTATAATATAGTTTTTGACCTACATGTCTTCCATAACAAACGTAGTCTCCTACGTCACACCATTTACCATTTGGAAATTTATCTTTATCTTCATAAGCTAAATCACCTATTGATAAAACTTTACCTACTGTAGTTAAATAAGCTACATCACTTTTAACTGAGTCAGGTAATAATAAACCACCTTTAGTTTTACCTTTTACCGAAACAGGGCGAACCAATACATGGTAGCCAGGCAGACTAGGTAAAACTTCTGGGTCAGGTTTTTCTGCATCTTCAATCCATTCATTATTCTTAATAGCATTTTCTAGTTTAGGTACTCTCATCTTCATCTCCATCAATCATAGTTTTATAAACATTTTTAGTTATAGCTATAGCCATATTCAATCCAGTAATTGAACCTACCATTTGTTGATAACGAGGATAGTCTTCACAATTACCATCCCCTAATGATTTTTGAATTTGACTTATTTCCAGATTTAATTCCTTCTCAATCTCAGAAATAATTTTATGTATCATAGTTATTATTTAACTTTATAAGTATCAGGTGGGTCTTGTCTAAGTATACCTTTTTTAGCACGAACTGAATATTCAGTGCTAGGTATCTTTGACCAATCACCATAACCTTGTCCTTGTTTAGGACCTTTAATTATTTCACTCATTAGTCTTCTCCTTTCATTTCTTCTTTAGCTAAGTCACCAAGAGTTTTAATTGCTTGACCTGCAATTTTAGACTGACGATTCTTTTCACCTTCAGTTCTTTTAACTGCTATTTGAGCACCATCTTTTAAAGCTTTAATACCTTGGTCTTCTTCTTTAAGAGTTAGTTCTCTTTGTTTAACAGCTAAGTTTGCAGCTTCTTGTAGAGCCTCAAGACCAAGTTTTTCAGACTCAATCTCTAATCTCTTTTTCTCAAGCTCAACCATTTGTTGTTCAGGTGTTTCCGTTTTACCCATTACTTGGTTGGCTTGTGAAATCTGTTGTGCAGCTTGAGCCTGAACTTGTTGTAATGTTGCAGGGTCAGTAGCTACTCCTGATACCATCCCATTAATTTGTTCTTGGTATCTCATAATCATATGTTCTTTTATATTTGCTTCAAGCACTGGTTGTACTTTCTGCATAATAGGACTACCACCATTCATTGGGTCAGTTAAATATGAAGACTTAACTGTTATGTGTGCCATATGGTCTTGTCCAGGAAAGGCAGCTATTGGCATACCTTTTACTGCTGCTTGTATATCTGACACAGGGTCAAGTGCCTGTGGTTGTATTTGTGGTGGAAGTATAGCTTCCAAGTTAGGCATATTTGCAGCTTGTAATATTGTTCTATGCAATGCCTGTATATTATAAGTTCCTGGTGGTGCTTGACTGGCTAACTGAAGAGCCAACTGTGAAAGCATTAATCTATGAGCACTTGAAGGTATGTTAGGGTCACTTACAGGAATGACATCTATCTTACCATCAAAGTCCATCTTTAATATGGTTGGACTTGCACCAGGAACCTCGTATGGATATGAGTCAGGTAATGACTCAAAGTTTATTCTTGCTAATATTTTAAATTCTTCTTTTTGTGAATAATGTAATCGTTTATGTATTGCACTAAAAAATTTACTTGAAGCTTCTAACAATGCCATAGTTGTTCCAACTGGACCATAGTTAGTTGAATCATTAATTACTTGTTCTGTACTATCAGCAAACTTTTGTCCTGCACCTGCGACAAAACCTAACATCTGATATAAAGTATTAGAAGGTTCTTTATAAGGTAAAGGTACAATTGCTCTAGCTAAATCTACACCTGTAGCTTCTACATCTCTAAACTCACCAGGAGATAGAGGCTCATTATCACCTACAACTTTAACACCTTTAGCTTTAAATCCTGCAGGTAATGTTGCAAACTGTCCTGAGTCAACTAAGTTTCTCATAGCTGCAGTTGCAGTCATTGTAAGATTACCTAAGAAATGTATTAAACCTAAACCATAGAAACCAAAACCTGGAACAAACTTATAATGTGTAAAGAACATTTTCTTTTGTTTGGTAGGGTCATCTTCATTATAGTTTCTTCTAATAGATAAAACTTTTTGTGAACTTTCTTCAACTGTAACAATATAAGGTAAACCAATACCACTATCATCTAAATCTAAATAACAATGTTGTTCTAATAAAACGTACTGAGGGTCAGAGTCAGCAGGTATAGCTGTGCCCATAATCTCGTCAACTTTCATTGACATTGATGTTTGTTCTATTGGTTGTGCATCAGGTAAATCTAAATCTTCATAAACACCTGCAGCAATTTCTTTTGCTAAGTCATTTGGATTACGTAATATAACATGTGTATATCTATCTGCCTTCATTAAATCTGAAGCATGATAAGACACATAGAACTGGTCAATAGGAACAAACTCTGAACATGGTCTGTCTAATGATGAATCATAATAAATTTTTTTAAATGCTGAACCAATAATAGGTAAGTGAAACAACATTCTTTCAAACTCATGAAAGTATTCAGGCATCATATCAGTTAATTGATAATTCATAAACTGTTTTACACGAGATGCTTGTTGTTGTTTTTGTTCAGTCTCAGTTCCAATTATCTGAGCCATAACTGGTCCACCTGCAGGAAATAATTCCTGAGAAGCTTTAGATTGAAACTTCACTGCTGACTCTATTAAGAGTGGATGAACTGCAGTACATGCACCTTCAAATGGTTCTGAAGTTTCTTTTAGTTTTAGTCCTAGTAAATCAAAACCTCTTTGAAAAGTTTCTTCCCATTCTTGTCTTGATTCTTTATCTGATTGATACTTTTCATATACTTCAGCACCAATCTCTTGTAGCTGTTCTTCCTCAAGAGTTGGAACTAAATTATCATAATGTCCACCTGGCATACCTTCTTCAGGCATAATAGCAGGATTACCCATTAGGTCAACTACTGCTGAACCATCTTCCATCATAGCTACACTTTCATCAGGAAGTATTTCTTGATTCTCTGTTTCTATTTCTTCTACTTCATTCTCAGTATTAGAACTTATCTTATCAAAAGGATTTTTTTCAGTTGGCATAAATTTTCTTTCACAGTTATTATTCTAATATTATATACTTAAAACTTCCAGTATGCAACCCTTTTTTTTCTTTCATAACCTTCTTCATAATCAGGGTCATCTGGATGAGTTAAATTCCATGATTCTTTCATGTAGTGTATTGCCATAGTCATTGCATCTACTTGGTCATCATGTCGTGCATTTGGAAATGTAATTGCTTCACTATATAAGTCATCACTCCAATCATGACCTTTAGGCAACCATACACGTCCTGCTTCCATCATTGGTGTTGCTGCGTACACTCTAGCAGTCTTATCTCTATCAGGAATATAATCAAGTACAGGTAAACCTGCACGTCTTAAATCTTGTATTAATGATTGTCCACTTGCTTTCTTTTCAATGATACACACATCAGGTTTATGATAATCATATAACTCTTGTGCTTTCATTCTTAATGCTGGATAATCAAATCTACCTTTTTCATTTCCTAATAGTATTAAGTTAGATACCCAGTTCTCTCTTCCTGTTGAATCAGTCTCCATATGTTCAAAGATACCCCAGGTTTGTATTACACTAAAGTCTGCTGTAGTCTTTGTAGAGAATGCAGTATCATATGTTTGTATTATATAGTCACATGCAGGTGGCTCATCATACTCCCACCACTGAATCCATTTCTTTTTAATTATACCACCTGAATCAGGCACAGGATTCTGCATATAAAGAGACTCCCAATATCGTGAGCCATTACTTGCCTTTATTTCTTCTTCATCATTCTTGAGTATTTTAGTAGGCTTCCACTCAGGAAAATAACTTGAACCTATTGGTAGGTCCAGCATTTTACTTGAAGATTCGTCTACCCATGCAGGTATCTTTATTACTTCCCATTTATTTTCTAATTCTATTTGTGATTCTTGTCTCAATAACCATCCACATAAATCGTCCTCATGATAACGTGTATTAATAATTACAATTGAACCATTAGGCATAATACGTGTACGTAAACCTGAAGGGTACCATTCCTTTACATATCGTCTACCTGTTTCACTAAAGGAGTCTTCTTCAGACATTACGTCATCTAGTATTGCCACATGGGCACCACGACCTGCAATCTGACTACGAACACCTGCTGCATAATAAGTTCCACCTTGATTTGTTTTCCATTTACCTGCAGCTCGTACATCACTACGTAATGTTACATCTGGAAATACTGTATTAAATAAATCAAAGTTTACTAAGTCTCTTACACTTCTACCAAAGTCTGAAGCTAATTGGTCTGAGTGTGATACAGTTAATATCTCATGTTGTGGATGTCTACCTACGTACCACGCAGGAAATAACTTGGAACATATTACTGACTTGGAAGAACGTGGTGGAAGAAACACCATCAGTCTTTTTATTTCTCCACTTTCAACTTTTTGTAATCTATCAGCTATAAGATGTATATGTCTACCCATTATCCAATCAGGTACAAGGGTAGGTGCAAACATAGCTATGAAATGTAAAAAGCTATCTTTAGATTGTATTACTGCTTTTTGAAAGTATAACTCTCTTAGTTTAATTAAGTTTTCGTTTACTTGTAGCATTTGATATTTTACTTGTCCATGAAACAACAGGTGATTTATATTCTCTTGGTTTTATTCTTCGTTCAAAGTTTGAAGGTATAAACCAATATGTAGTCCCCTTAATTATTTTTATTCCCATTCTGAATCTTCCCAGTCTTCATCATCTTCTATAATAGGTGGTTCAGGTTTAGGTTCAGGTCTAGGTATATATGGTTGAACATTTGTTGTGTACCACTTAACTGGACATCCTTTACAAAATGTATTCCATCCTGCCATAGAAAACATATATAAAATCCAACTAATTAAAAAAGCTAGAGATATATAATAAAAATATTTAATAACTTTATTTATTAATCTTTTCAAGTTTAACGACATTTTCATAATGTTTTATCTCACGTTCTAATTCTTCAGGTGATTTAGTTGTAATGTCCTGTTTAATTTCTTGACGTTCAATTAACATACCTAGATGTTTACCAATAAACTCCATTGCTCTATTAGAGTTAGTTAAATCATTTTCTTCCATACCTCTTTCATAAACTTTCATAAACTTTTTTACAACTTCATTAATATTAAGACTTACGTCCTTCATTGCGTCCAGTCTTATTTGATTACATCTTTCTTCAATCTTATCATTCTTTAATAATCGTTTAGCTTCAGCACGAGTCTTTGCATCATTATTTAAATCTTTATAACCTGCTGAACGATACGCACTTAATACGTCACCTGTAGCTGTGTATTCTAAACAGAACTTCTCTTGCATAGCTGATAGTCCACTAGGTAATGTGTTCTTTGCAAAGTTCTGATACTTCTGTTGTGCATTCTTTAGCATCTGCACCTTTTGTCCTTCAGGTAACTTCTTAGCTTTCTTCTCTGTCATCTTAAATCTCCTCTCTTCAACTCTTCTCATGTACTCACGTCTCATCTCAATTAAGTCTCTACCTGCGTTTACCTTTTTTCTGGTGGCTGCCGTCTCTTTAATTAAGTCTCTGAGACCTGAATCATCTAAATGAGCATACAATAAATGTTTAGGTTGCTTTTTCATTATTGTATTATACACTATAATGTGTTTATAAAAAAGAAAAAAATACTATTGCGAGTTTTAAGAAAGTATGATATACTTATTACTAAGTTTCCAGGGGTAAAGGTATACCTGTAGGGAACACAAATCACATAACACATAACTATATAGACTCTATTGCATCCCTCGTGCATAGTTGTGTACATCTATTTAGAGGACTCCCCCATTAATAATCATTATCAACAACTATAACTCCATTTTCTCCCTAATTTTTTTGGGGTACCCTTTTTATATATATATGTGCAAGGCAGTTTTTTCCGTCCCCCTTCGTCAATTTTCTGACACCTCTCTAAATCTACGATTTAAGGTTCCATTTCGTCAATTCTTTGACACTTTGTGTCAGTTCTTTGACATATTCTATGTCAATTCTTTGACGTCAACTTTTTGACAGGTCGTGAGTGTGTGCATAACCTGTGCAAGTCTGTGTAAGTGCTATGCAAATGCATATAATGTAGTCTTCAACTACATTTTCTTCAATGTTTTCAATGCAGTTATATAAAAATACTACTGAATGTAATGAAGTAGTATTTATTATATATATATCTCTTGGTTTCCTCCCAAGTTGTTCCCTTTGCTCTCTTGCATCTAGGCAGTTGGGCAAGGGTGCAACGCAAGTGAAACTCAGCGATTAATTTTTAATTAATACTTGACATACTAATTTAACTCAATTATGTTGAGTTATAACTAACTGAAAGGACTTAAACTATGTCAAAAATAGAAATAGCAAACTTTAAAAAGAAAGTTTGGATAAAGGAAATAAAATTTCCTACCAAATCATCAATGATAGTAACCCTAAAAAAAAGGACTTAAACTATGTTTAATTTAAAACCAACAACTTATCTTTGGATAAGTTTATTTTGTTTCTTTATGTGTGCCACAAGTGGTATATGCCTATTGTTCATAGAACAACCTACAAGTTTCTTAGATAGTTTTATGGGTTATGGGATTTGTACTGTTGCATTCTTTGGAATGGGAATGGCAAAGGGACTTGAATAATAAAAAATACTACTGAGTATAACGAAGTAGTATTTATTTATTAAATATTAACGACCAACTGAAAGGTGACTTATGTACGATTACAACACACTAACGCAATTAATTCCTTTGGAATTACTACCAACTAAAAATCATCATTACCAATTTCTATTGGTACTGTTTAAAACTGCTAGACCTTATGGTCTTGAGTACGAAGTTGCAGATAGCTTTACCAAAGCTAGGCAACAAGGTATGACACCAATGCAAAGCATTGACTTTGCTTATAACGAATGGGATTTGTAATATGACTGGTACGATAATATATCAAGGTCAATCTTTGATTGATGGTGAAGATATTGTAGTGATTTACTTCAATGGAAGTAAAAACAAAAAAACTGGCAATATGGCTCAAACTTATATCATTCGTAGTGATATAGACCCAATGTTAGCCAGTAAGACTGGTGCAGATTATTCAATCTGTGGCAACTGTAAGCATAGGGGTACACCTACGAATGACCCAAACAGAAAACAAGCGATTAACAGAACTTGTTATGTTAAATTGTTTCAAGGTGTATTGGCAACCTACAAGTCATTTATGAAAGGTAACTACAAAGTAGTTAATCACCATAATGACATACAAAGTCTAGGCGAAAATCAAGTCATAAGACTTGGTACTTATGGCGACCCAAGTGCAGTACCTTCTTACATCTGGGATAGTTTACTATCCAAAGCGAAGAAGCATACTGGCTACACTCACCAATCAAAGATTGGAAGTGCAGATGTACGAGCAGACCAATGTATGATGTCTGCAGATTCTTACGAAGAATCCAAACAGTTTTGGTCAAGAGGATTTAGGACTTTTAGAGTCCTACAAAAGAACGAGGTACTTGATTCTAAGAATGAGGTACTTTGTCCAGCTTCTAAGGAAGCAGGAAAACGAACCACCTGCGAACAATGTGTGTTATGTAGTGGTTCAAATATTAACGCAAAGAGTGTTGCAATTTATCAACACTAGAAAGGTATAATTTATGCATAAATTATATAGACAAAGAACGACCAACAGATATAGCAAAGTTGGTACATTTTCAAATAATCAAGGTTATTTGTCAGTTAAACACGACCCAGTAAGTGGCAGATTTATTTCTAAGTAAATAAATAAAACTTGCATTACGAAAGGTGGTATGCTATGTAGTATGGGTAAGGTGCAGACCTTGAGTGAAAGCTCAGAACTGCACCACATTTTGAGTTGGTATATATAAATACTACTGAATATTATGAAGTAGTATTTTTATATATTAACCTAGCTGAAAGGAGTTTGATATGGCTAGAAAAATAACCTTTACATCAGCATTACCTGATGACATAGACGAAAGGGTTGAAAAGATTCAAGCTAGACTTGAAGAACTTAACCCTGAGTTTGAATCTATGGCTGAAGAACTTCAGCAAATAGGTTGGGATTTAGAAGATTCCAATAGGGATTTGTGGAAAAATAACCTAATGCACTCAAAAGTGAGTGAGTTTGAACAACTCAAATGGTTATCTGATTGGTTGAAAGACTTCAGAATTAACCCAAGATAGAAAGGAAAATCGTATGATATACAAACACATACAGTTGACGAGTAGTCAACACAAACATTTGAAGGCTCTTGTTTACAAGGGTCTTCCAATGGAAACTTTTACTTCTAAAAAGTTTAAAGGTTCAGCATTGGAAAAACTTTTGGAGGTGATAGAATGAAAGTTAAAGTTTACTATAACTTACATAAGAAATGTTACTCTATCGTTTCTCTTGAGAAAGAGAACTATGGTAAAGTAATCAAACACGAGAACTGTGTGCCATTGTTTGATGCACAGTTCAAAGTGTCAGAGAAAGGCAGACAACGAGTGTTGCGTGAGCAGAAAAAGAATGTCCACGCATATGTCGTAGGCACTTGGGTGAGTGAGTTTGTACCTAGATTACCTATCAAGTTAGCTACTTATAATCCTTATAAGTACAGTAGCTTTGTTGATGCTCACTCTAATAAACCATTAGCTAAAGCTAAACAAGTTCTACTTTCAAAAAGACATTTTGTAGGTAGACAAACAAGCCAGATATATTATGTGGCATAACAAAAAGAAAGGAGTTTGACTATGTCAAATCAACATTTAAAAATGAAAGAAGATTTATATTCTGAAATAGAATATCATCTTGCTAGATTGTATGATGAAGAAACACGCACATTCATCTACAATGGTAAGAAACTTACCAAGTTTAACTTTGAAGAGTTCGCTTCAGATAGATTAGTAGTTGCGTGTCTTTTTAATGAAATCATAGACAGAGTATGGCATATGCACGAAGTACATTTTGGAGAGTTCCAAATGCTCTCTGAAGAAGCAGAATACTTTGACGAATTTGCAGATGAATACTTGTACAATCTTCTGAATGAAGATGTCCAAGAACTCAGAGCAAGTGAGCAACCATAAAAAATACTACTGAATATAATGAAGTAGTATTTATTTATGTAATATTAACAATCCATTGACAAAGGAGTTTAATTATGGATAATGATTTTATTTTTCAAGTTATTGAAAAACTTATGGCAGATGGTAAGTCTGACCCCAAGATTAGGGGTTGGGCTATGTCTGACATTGTCACCAAGATTGGTGATAGATTTGGCGAAGACAAAAAGTCTGTCGCTAGGGCATACATTATGTCCAAGTGTGGAGTTACTGATGATGAGTAGTTCCATAAAACTATATGGCAGTTCAGACCTACCACCAAAGGTTTGTACTGAACTGTCAGACATTATTAACGAGAGTTTCTTTAAGAAACTTGATAAATATTTTGACCAACAAAAGGAGAAAAAGTATGGCAAAAAATAAATTTGGTAAGACTGTAAAGGTGGATTCACCTTATGCAAGATATAAACTTGATGGCTTTGAGTGGGTAGTGCTAAAGACCTATCAAAGTGCAGACAATGAAAAGAAAAACTCTTACGCAAGGTGGTACACTGCGTGTCGTTCACCATTCACATATGGTTCGTGGGAGTATGGAGATGCATACATCAATGAAATCATAGGTGCAGGTGCTGAACTTGTAGGGTCTACACCTGAATGGCGAGATGAATATGTACGATAGACTACTATTAAAATTAATACTAGCATTTGGTCTAGCTATGTATGCCTTATGGCATAGCAACCAAGTGCTACCAATATAGAAAGGACTATGATTATGGTTAACTATACAGAAAAAGAAATAAGAAATACTATTGTTGAGATTTATAAAGAATTAAATAAAGATTATGAAACTCTTCTTGAAGATGGTCAGTATGATACTATTGCCTATGATGTGGGTTACTTAGAATCTTTGTGTATGATTATTGGAAAACATAATTTAGGAAGTAAAATTTATGAAAAATTTATGTCTAATTTTTCTACAAGACAGCAACAATTTATGGAGGACAGAAATGCCTAGTATAAAAAGAAAATTACATACATATGATGATGCCAATGAATTGTCTATGGAGATTACTGACATCATACTTAATGAGTATGACCCTTATCAAGACCAAGACAAGATTGAAATACCACTTGATGAAAGTGGTTACTCTTTTGAATTACAAGATTTAATACGAGATGTTGTAATAAAAAGATTTGAAATATATGATGAGTTCGCAGACTAGAAAGGAGTAAAGCTATGAATATATTTTATTTATCAGATGACCCACAGATTTGTGCAGAGCAACACTGTGACAAGCACGTTGTTAAAATGTGTATTGAGTATGCTCAGTTATTATCAACTGCTCATAGAGTTCTTGATGGTGAAGAGTACACTGTTATACAAAATGGTAGAAGACTCAAGAGATGGAAACACCCTAATCAAATGTATGATAAGGGATTAATGTTAGCTAGTCACATCAATCACCCTAGTAATAAATGGGTTAGAGAGAGTCATAAAAACTATTTATGGTTACGAAGTTTATTAGATAAACTATTAACTGAGTATACACATAGATATGAAAGGGTACACGCAGTGGATAGACGTAGTTATTTATTTCTGTATCCACCAAAAAACATTGAGCATAAAGAACTAACACCTATGCCACAATGTATGCCTGATGATTGTAAGATAGAGCATATGCCTATACTTGCGTATCAGAATTTTTATATGAAACACAAGCGACCATTTTGTAATTGGACTAAACGACCAAGACCAATATGGTTTACATAGAAAGGAGATAACTAATGGGTAAATATTTAAAGACTGAAATAGATTGGCAGATGATTAATAACTTTGCCAAAGAGATTTTAAGAATGGAGTTTGACAATCCAGTCTTGAAAAAATGGTGTGACACTGAGGGTTATGAGGGTTCAGAGTTACGCAAATACTTAACTGAAAACTGCAATGTAAAATTTCATCAAGAAAAATATGGTTCTTATGTTATGTTTCCAATGCACCCAAAAACAAAAGAATAAAACTATGAAAGCTTATTT